CTGGTATAGTTGGCAATGCACCTTGTCCAGCTGGTGCAGGTTTATTAGCCTGAACTTGACCTAGCAAATCTACAAACGCTGGGTCTCCACTAGCGTCTGTAATGTACTTCTTCATAGCTTCGATATTAATTCCTGGAATCTGTGATAGCTGAGCCATCATCTGTAGCGACTCCACTTTCCTCTGTGCTATGCTAAGATTCCTTTTAGTTGATAATGTTATATCGTAGAGATAATCGCCTTCCAATTCATCTCCAGTAAACTTAGCCCACTCATTCCCGACCATAGCATAACGAGGAAGTTTCCAGTATGTAAATACAATCTTATTGATCTTTTTAATTGTTTCAGTATACAAATCAACAACCACGTTCATCCGTCTCGAAGTTCTAGTCTCCGAACCTTCCTTCACAAATGTTGCTTCTCTAGCAGTTCGTCTGGAAGAGTCATCAAACTCACCAAGCTGATTCCGACTAAAGCCAATCATATCCCTAGCATCGCCTCTATTAGCATTAGATTGCATACTAAAATCCATAAGATTACCTTGAGGAAAAGGTATAAATGCATCACGAAGAGGCATATTAGTATCAGCCATTCCAACTGCTCCAGTATCACCACTTATAAGTTTATTAAGTTGGTCTTCACTCATAGCATTCTTATTAGCAATAAACTTTAAGCATGAAATCCTCCTTTGTTTTTCCTGTTGCAACGATATATCATACTGAGTAGATTGTATTTGTCCAAGATAATACGCCTGTGGAGTTGACCAAAATGATCTAGGATGCCGTATTAATGTTGTACTAACAAAAGGAAGTCCAGCAACTTGTAGCGCATCGCGCGTATCACGAAGTTTTTTATCGTAATCAGGAGATACAACTATAACTTTACCTGTCATCTTGTCATGAATTTCCCATAGTACATTGAATACTGATTTAGTATTTTCATTAAAAGTAGCATTGGTAGTATGAGAAGCTCTCTTATTCCTAGCCATTACATGACCATAACTATTCATAAATGACTCCATAGATACCTGCGGTTCAAGGCGTCCTTTATTCTTATACTTAGGGTCTCTCTTTATGTACTCATTTAACCTAATAACTCTATGTGCTATCCAAGGCGCATCTTCGATGCTCTTAGTTCCCCAAGGAACTACTATATCATGAGGAGAGACTGCCTGAACCCAAGGCATTCCTGGAGATGTATTAGCAGTCTCAATTCTTCGTCCTTTTTTATCGAATTGAGTAAGCGTCATTCCAAGTTTTTGCCCGTTCTGACCTATATCATAATAAGGAGACCATCCAAATTCACTATCATACCCAATCTTTAAAATTGCTCTGCTGAAGAGATACGAATTCATAACTGCGTCTTCAACGGCATTTCTTAATTTTAACTTTTTAATGAGCCAATTATCTGTAGCTTCTAAAACTGGAGCCCTACTAACACCATTAGGATGCTCAGCCGATATTAATATTTCTGGGTCAGGAACAGTTAAACTACTTAAAAGACTATCACCCATAGAATATATTAAATTAGGACCTACTGTACAATCTGACATAGGGTCATTAGTATAGTCAAGTTCAAGCTTATTCCACGATTCCTCGCGTCCAAACTGTCTTCGGTATTCCAGAGCGTTGTCTATCTCTGACATCCATTCTTCGGCTGATAACATTTTATACCTTTATTAAATAACTCGACTATAAGTTCTTAATTCTTGACTTCTAGCAGCATCAGAATTAATTCCTATGTCGTAGGGATATCTAGTTAGTTTAGCAACTCTATTCATAAACTCATCTATAATGCCTTGACCTGTCAAAACGTCAGCATTAGTATTAATAGTTTCTTTATACTTTCGTTCTTCCTCTCCAATTTGATACCAGAAGTCTCTTTGCATACTAAGAGCATCTATAATATCATCATGAGCGCCATTAGGAAAAGATAATAACTCACGTTCTAGCTCACCCATATCAGCTCTAATTTTAATTTTACTTGAAGCTACATATGGTTGCAGACCTTTTATTCTGTCAACTTTAGAACCTGTCATACCTTTAATTGGTTCTACATAAAACGGAAGATTAAGTTTATCCTGTCTTTTCTTAATCCAGTATACTAATGTTCTTTGATAAGCTATAGCCTCAACCTTAACTACTAGCGGCTTATATGCTCTATAATGACTAAAGATAGCATCTATCTGCTCTCCAGGATTCATTCGTTCTCTAGTATAATGTACAACATATATCAAACCAGTCTCGCGACTAACAGCTGTAGTTAAAACAACTGTATAGTCTGGGTCAGACGAACCCTCTTGCTTAGCCGAAGCAGGGTCAACTGATGTACAGTATACAACATTCTTCGGAAGATTCTGAAAGTAAAAATCAGTCATCCACTCTCTCTTAAACGCTCCTGCAATTCCACTAAGAGGAGAGTTTAAAAATAAAGTCGAAAACATGTATGGTCCCATGTTTGTTTCTAATTCTGCTAAAACATCTTCGTTATATCTTTCCCATACTATCTCACCATTTTCTCTAGCAGCGCGAGATAATATCTTAAAATCTTTAGCATTCTTCTCTACCCACCCAATCAAGTCTCGTTCACACCATCTTGTACCAATAACAACTATCTTAGACTTCTGCGGATGAAGCAGTAAAGGATGAGTCAGACGATGAAAACCAATCGCCTTTTCAATTTCAAGCTGCGTAGGTTGCTGCATAACACCAGTCATATCATCAATCTCAGGAGAAACTGTATCATCTTCTATTATTAAATCATAATGTCGAGATGTTACAGCAGTACCAGTTCCAGCCGCTTCAAATGTACCTTCTGGGAATGCGCCATTTCTTTTAACTGTCAAACACTCAGCAGTCCAAACACTGCTCTTATCAGGTAGTATCTCAGGAAATAACGCTCGTAAAAGTTTATTCTTCTCTATCATCTGTTTGATAGATTGAAGTTTTTTCCTAGCATTGCTCATCGAATTCTGAACAATTAATATCCTAACATTAGGATTATTAATAGCTCTCCATATAGGATAAGCAATAGAGCCAAGAGAGGATTTAAACCAGTCTCGAGGTAGTACAATCATAACTCTATTATTCTCATCAGCTTGTAAAGTATCGCATATAGGCTTATGAATTTTAGCTTCAAAATCTGTAAAACCTAGAATTCCTCTAGCAAGAAAGAATAAACTTTCCTTTCCTCTCTTTCTAAGAGCTGCTATTGTTTCAGGATTTAGTGCTACCTTTTTAGTTTCCATTGTTATCTATTACATTCCAATAAAATCTCTTTACGTTCTCTTGAGCCAACATTATGTTCAAGCGTAACCTGTTCTCTAAAAGATTCAGATGCAGTAGCAAACGTAATCAAAGCAGATGTATTTTTATCCATAGCACAAGTAAGTTTATCTACTGTACGAACATACAAATAAAACATTAGTAGAAATGCTAAAATAGGAAATCCTGTATTCTTTATGAAATCTTGTATGCCCGCCATGTTGCCTTCTGCCATTGTAGTCTCCAAAATTTTACCATCCAGAAATATCTATCACCCAACTATAACCACTTATAGCTGCATCTTCAACTCTTGCGAAGAATAAATCATAACCGCTAGCATCAAATGCTATTCTTGACATGCCATTATTTGCGTTGCCATCAGCAACTTTTACTTCAGTAATCCATCTATCAGTTAAAACTGCAGTATCCACATATTTATAATTATCTGTCGAAACTTGGTCTCCAGAAGTAACTGCTATAGAACCTATAAATGATATATCATCATAAGATTTTTCGCTCTTATCCAAAAATCGAGCGCCATAAAATCTTACAGTCGCAGTCTTTCCAGCTGTATCACTAGTACAAGCTACCCTAAATTCTATGTTATTCATAGCTTCAGGAATAACATATATAGTCTGAGTTGCTACATTAGCCCCCTTCATTTCGGTTGCACTAAGAGCAACCTCAGTACTTCCAATAGACCTATACCTAACCCAAGGGGCATGTTTAGTTTTTATGGCTACAGTTGACATATAGTTTTCCTTAAAATATTTACTTAATCGGCTCTTTCTTCTTTTCCATTTTAGCACCATTTTCTTTATCAACTTTAACCTCTTCTAAGTCTTTCAAACTAGCTAGTATTATATTTATACCGTTTAAACTTTTGATTCCTTGAAGGTGTAAAGCTGCATCAACTAATTGCATGATTGCTTCTTTTCCTTCTTTATCGGCTTTTATTATCATTTGAATTTTCCTTTTCTATATTTGAATTTACTATTGAATCTATCGTATCTTTATCTATTTCAACATCGTTCCGAGTAAGTATACTTTTACCATTTAAATACTCATCTTTAATATAATTTACAACATTAAATTTAAGCCATTGGATAGGAGTATATCTGTTAGTAGATGATATTATATTTTCTCCTATATCATCATAAGTAACTTTTATAGGTATAGGATTAGAAGCACAGAAACCTAATGCAAGTTCATCTAAATAAGCATCATCAATTTGTAATGTTATCTCTGCCATTAGTTTTTATACTCCATAAATGCTTGATACATATTTAAAATATCACCAGCATCAGCGTTATTCCATTGTGCTGTTACAGTAACATCCATATCAGCTTCTGTGTCGATGTCAACAACCCCAACAACTGAATATTCCGTTTCGTCTATACTCATATCTATATGAATAGCTCTTGTTCCTAATGTCGCACCATCAGTAAGAGTTCTTTGTGTTGCGTTAGCATCTAGATGCCAGTGGTCATCAACAAGTTTTTTTGCTGCACCAGCCAAAGTTGCTTTAGTAACACCACCTACTTTTATCCTAATAGTAATTATATCACCAGCACTATCACTGTTAACATCCCCATTACAATGAAACTTAAATATATTTCCAGCCCTAAGGCTATTGGCATTCATAACACCTGTCCACAAGAGAGTTTCATCTGCGGTGTTTTCTACAGTTACAGTAGCGACAGCAACATCACTTGTTCTGTCAACAGGTCTACACGTTGCTACATTAGTAATACAGAACTTGCCTGTATCATTACTACTACCATCATCAATGTAATTCAAAACGCCTGCAACCGGAGTAGTAAGGTTAGTGCCAGCTTGAAATAGTATTGGGTATCGTCCAGCCGCAGCCGCACCAACAGGAAGAACTACATTGCCTGTCGCTGATATTGCTGTCTCATTTGTCCCGTCTCCAATGTACGCACCAGAAGATTTTATTATACCATCAAAAAGATAATTACTGAGTCCGTCAAAACTTGCAGTATCATCTGCATCAACTCCAACTCCGATAGCAAGAGTTTTTGCAGCTATTCCATCATCAGTTCTCCAGCCTGAAATTGTCAATTCTCTCGTCTCTCCAGAAGTAGCTGTAGAAAAACAAACTATGTTACCACCAGCATTAGCCAATAGATACATACTGCCAGTAGAATTCTGTCCAATCTTAACACTACCACCAGTACAATCAAAATGACAAGAACCGCCAGAATCAATTCTCATCCTTCCTTCTACTGCGCTTTTATCATCGTAACCAAATACTCTAATACCTGCCCAGTCAGCCCCTTGATGAACTTCAAGAGCATATTTACCTCCACCTATACCGTTAATAACCGTATCAGCAAAAGTACCTGTTCCAGTTGTTACTATATGGTCATCATTAAAACTAACAGTACCTGTATCGCTAGTAATAAAATACTGATTGAAGTTTAAATTGTCTACGTCCACCATTCCAAAGATAGCCGTTGAAGATTCTATCTTGCCGGTAGTAACCAAATCATTAGCTTGTAAATCCACATCGACATAAAAATTTATATTGGCTGCAGAGCCATTAAATATCGGGACTTCAGCAGACGTTTTGAACTCAAAAGAATCACCAACAAAAAGAGCAGTAGTCCCTGTAAATTGATTACCTCCGGTCGAATAAAAATGAGTACCTGTAGAACTAACAACTAAGCCGTGTTCCGAATTTATTACGCTTGAGCCACCTGACGAGCCAAAAGTCAAATAGTTAGAAGGAGTAAATTCTCCTGCGGACTCATCAATTCTAAAAATATTATCTACAACTCCGACTTGACCTGTCGAAGTAAAATCATTAGCACCCAAGTCCACGTTACTAATAGCACCAGTGTAGGGGACATAACTGTCGCTTACAAAACTTTCTAATGCTATAGTTCCAGAAGCATTAGGTAAAGTGTATATTCTATTTTCAGAGAGCGATGATAATTGAAACGTAGCTTCTTTACCAGTAGTTTCATCAATTAGATAGAAGTGGTCATCTTTGAATTTAGTCTGAGGTAATCTTCTATATAACGTCATCTCAATTCAGTTCTTTTATTTTATTTTCAGCATATCGTATAAGCTGTTCTAGTAACATTATTTCAATCTCGAGCTTTAACTTCTGTTCAGCATTAGGACTGTCCATAATTATTCGCTCACTTCGTTCGCTCACCTCCCACTTTTGTTCCTCGAACGGATTGAATTTTAGAAAAGATGCACCGACTGTAAGTTCGAGTCTTGAGGCGTCAGTGGGAGTAGGACGGAGCTCAAAAAGTTTTACAGTCGATACATTTTATAACTTATCCATTATATGAACAAGTTGGAGGGTTAAACTGCTTCAGCAATTTGAGCCGCTCCAAGTTGTTCTTTTTCTACTTGTTTGCTTTCAACGAAGTTGGCGTCAATCGTCAGCGACTCATTTAATGCCGCGAATTCGTCCGCACCAAGTATAATTTTAGTATCAGTAATTTCGGCTGATATATGTTGTTCTTTGGGATAACCTGTTCGGTCAAGTAATTCTGTGGCCGATTTTAGTGAGATTTTTTCGTCTACAGAATCTAATCCAGATATCAATTTTCGAGCGGCAGTTATTGCAGATTTCTGTAGTTCTTCTTTAACTTCGTCTATATGATTTGAGGAAGAAAGAGATTGCGCATCTTCTTCGCTTTTTCTTCTAATGGCAAATTGATGCTGGAAGGATGGGGATTGTAAGATTAGGTGTACTTGAGCTCGGGACATTCCAAGCCGCTCAGCAATGGAAGATGCATTTAATCCTGCGATAGCCAAGTCAAGAATTTTATAATGCCTAGGCGTTAGTTGTATTATAGGAATATAGGCCATAGTTTTTAATGTGCATTTTATAGTTAATCGAAACGAATAAAAAACCTTTCAATGATATAAGGTCAAAATTGGGTAGAAAACAGACGTTCATTTTTTGTATATTTTTTGAGGTGCAATCTAAATTTCGAAAAAATTAGTTAGGGTACCTACTATACACCCTCGAAGGTGGGTGGGGGGTTTTAGCTATTGTGTATCGACTATTGTTATTGATATAGCTGGTACACAATGTCTAGCCACCGACCGCCAGCGGATATTGTATATCTATAATGTTTGCATCTATTGGTTATCAAGTATATCGGTATCACGCTGGCTTAAGCGGAGGTATCGTATCTAGTATATATAATATCTTCTATAATTATAATCAATCTTGATATACAATAGTATACCACACCCAAATCGCGTTGTATATTTGCATCATCGTGTTTATAATATACCACATTCATAAATCCTTGTATATAAACGATTTACGATTTTGGGTTAAAATGGGGGCTGTATATTTGCAACACAGCAACGTGTATTACCCAAACAACCCAGATTATCAATAATCAATCCGCTCGTAAGTCCTTGCATATAAACGATTTATAATTATTTTAATTATTATCTCGATACAATCCAATTTGGCACAATAATTGCATATTGTATATTGTAATCGTGTTTATTCCGATTGACACTTTGAAAAGT